CGGCAAATACACCATCTGTTGGGGACTGCCCTCCCAAAAGATGATTGATAAAGTCATTGCGGAAAATAAAACCATGGGTATTGACACATCGGAATAACTGTGCTATAATAAAAGCACCAAAAGAAAAGGAGGCAAATTAAATGGAATACTGGCAGAGGATGTTTGAAGATACTTATTGTCATTGGGAAGTCCCCGATGATAATGACCTATACGATGTAAATCCTACTGAATAAGTAGGATTCGCACCCGGGTGCATACTTTAACTAATTAAAGTCCGTACCGGGCGTCCGCCGGAAAATTGCACAAAAACAACATTAAAAATTTGTGCAATATTACCACTTGCAATTCTCATTTCTTTGTGGTATATTATATACAGAAATTGAGAAAGGAACTAAAAAAATGTACTACATGATTCTGGATTGCGAGACTACTAACGATATTGAGTGCCCCCTTGTTTATGACTTGGGCTTCTCCGTCATTGATGAGAACGGCAAAGCGTATGCAAGTTATAGTTTCGTCAATGCCGATATTTTTTGTGACAATGACTTGATGGCAAGCGCATACTTTGCCGACAAAATCCCGCAGTATTGGGACGATATTACTAATGGTTATCGTACTCTTAAGACTTTTCGTTCTATCGAGAAGATTTTTCGGCGTGTTTGCCGTGATTGGGGCATTAAGGCGATTGTTGCCCATAACGCGCGTTTTGATTACGAAGCGTTGAATAATACAAAGCGTTATCAGACCACTTCCAAATATCGGTACTTCTTCCCTTATGGTATCAAGGTTATTGATACTTTGAAGATGGCAAGGAACACTTTTAAGAACAATGCGGAATATCGTGCTTTCTGCCTTGCTAACGATTACGTCACTTTTCGGAAGGAAAACCGTTATACTGCCGAGGTTATCTACCGTTTTCTGAACTCTGACAACGACTTTGTTGAGGAGCATACAGGACTTGCGGATTGCATGATTGAAAAGGATATTTTCAGTTATTGTCTTGCGTACATGACCGCAGAAAAAGGTTATCTCTGGTAATACAAAAAGTAATCACTCTTCACCGCTTTAATGCGGTGAAGTTTCGCGCCCGGGTGCGCCGATTGTTAAAAACTTGCCAAACTTCCCTATTGACTTTTGGTGAGAATCTGCTATAATAATAAGTGTCAAGGGGCGATGTAGGCTTGGCCTATAATACTAAAATATGCTTTCCTTGGGAAATGCTCGAAAAAATTTTTCAAAGAAATTTGAGAAACCCCTTGACAAATCTAAAAAAGTGTGGTATAATGTAACCACAATAAAGAAAGGAGCAAAAACAAATGAAGCTTTCCATCGCCAATGCCGCGCGTGAGCGGTACATCAAGTCCATCATGGAGTTCCTTGCGTCCAAGGATGAGGACGTGGCCCTTGTGGCTTCCAACATCTGCAATCTCCCCATCGTTGAGGATGGCGAGGAGGGCGTCCTTGAGGTCGTCGTCAAGGTCGTCAAGAAGGATTATGATGAGTGCATGCAGGAGCGTGAGGACTACGTGTCCAAGTGCGCCGAGCAGGCGGAGAAGCGCGCCGAGCGTGAGCGTGCCACTGCCGAGAAGAAGGCCAAGGCGGAAGCCAAGGCCGCCAAGAAGGGGGAGTAATCCCCTTTCCTTTTTTTGCTTTTGTGCTTTAACGATTTAGCGTGGTGAAGTTCCGTGGCCGGGCACTTTGTGAAAAAAATAACTTTTGAAAAACAGTTGACAAAATAGAAATCTTGTGATATACTATAATTACAAAAGGAAAGGAGATAAAAAAATGACTGATTATGAATGCCCTGTTTGCCATAATGGCGACATTGAAGAAGATGATTGTTTTGACACTGACCACGGCAGAGACGAAATCATTGAATACTATGTCGGTCACTGCATGGCCTGTGGGCGTAGCTTTCAATGGCAACGGCACTATAAGTTTGACCATCAGACCCCCTATCAAGAGGACTAATCAAAGTAATCCACTCCAAACCAGAGAGGGAAGAAATTCCCTCTTTTTTTATAGGAATTCACTTTAACGATTTAGCGTATTGAAGCGCGGGGCGGCCGGCCGATAACTTTAGTGTGTTGAAGTTCTCGCCCGGGCGGACTCGGCATTTTGTACAAAAGATAAGGCCAAATTTTGTGCAACATTCCATCTTTACAAATGGCTTCCCATATGGTATATTGTATACAGAAAAAGAAAGGAGATAAAAATGTTTAGAACTGAAAGGCAGAGAAAACTTTCTCATTTTGTCGCAGAACTTAAATGTAATATCACTGAAAAATGTGAAAATTTTCCAGAGTTGAGTGATGCAGAAATTGAATATGTATACGCCACTTTGGCAAACTTTCTGCTGAATGATGTAGCTAAATGGACTTATGAAGATTTGAAAGGAGAATAAAAATGAATGATCCGATGAAAGTTATCGCCATGTTGTTCCTTATCCGCGAGCGTGAAGCACAGGCACGCAAGGACTATAGCGCGGCAGTTGCGTATGCCAACGCGTACGATTGGCTTTGTTATGCCGCCCACAATCGCGACGATTGCCTTTGCCAGTTTGGCGGATATGAAGAAGCAAATTATTATCTGAACCAGTTGGCCGATGGCACTGACATTTGGGACTTGGAAGAAATTTATAAGGGGTGATAAAATGGAAAGAGGCACTAATCCTTTTAACAGCGTTATTTTGAAATGGGAAGCACCGGAAAAATAACTCTTCACTACTTTACCGTGGCGAAGTCTCCGCCCGGGCGCACACTTCACCGATTTAAAGCGTTAAAGCAAATTTTAATTTTGAAAGTCCTTTTTATTGGACACCCAAAAGTATATACTGTAATTGTCAAGAGGGGAAGGGAACAAAACCCAAACCCAACTCACGAAAAAAATAAAAAATCTCAAAAAAACTCTTGACAAATCCGAAATTCTGTGTTATAATTAATACAGAAAGTGAGAGAGAAAAGAAAATCTCCACGAACTGCCTTGCCGTCACTAAAAGGCATGAGAATCTGGTGACAAACTAAGGGTGATGACCAACATCAGGCGCAAACGCGCAGAAAGGAAACCACTATGACTACTCGTGAGTACTTCCAGACCGTTCTTGACGCCCACATCTCTGATGACATGGACGCCGCATCTCGCACCCTCATCCAGAAGTTGGACGAGAAGAATGCGAAGCGTAAGACCACTCCCACCAAGGAGCAGAAGGAGTCCGCGTCTCGGCGTGGCATCGTCCTTGGCTTCCTCCAGGAGCATCCCAATGAGGTGTTCACTCGTGACCAGATTGCGTCCGCGGTGGGTGTGACTCCTGGTCAGGTGTCCGCCGCTTGCCACATGCTTGGCAACTCCGTTACCAAGTCTGAGGTCAAGGTGGACAAGGTTCGCCGCGTAGTCTACTCCTACGCGGAGTAATCCACTCCAAACAGAAAGAGGGAAGAAATTCCCTCTTTTTTTTATAGGAATTCACTTTAACGATTTAGCAATTTAGCGTATTGAAGTGCGAGAGCGGCCGGTCGATAACTTTAGTGTGTTAAAGTATTGCCCGGGCGCACACTTTAACTAGATGAAGTTCATACCCGGGCGCCCCGCCGCGTCAAATTTTCCCCCTTTATTGTACCACTTCCAAGCTCGCTTGTCAAGTGGTATTTTATATAAACCTTTAGGTTTACATAACATTATTATGGTTAACCTTTGTAACCATTTTGCAATTATTTGTTACTCTTTTGTAATCAAATTGTAACTATTTTGTAACCTTTTAGGTTTACATAACGCGGTGTTATGTAAACGAGGCAGCTCCGCCTGTCAAATTTTGACAAAGCAGCTGCGTCAGGCAGCTGCGAATCAGCTGCAGCTGGGATTGCAAATTTTATATAGCAGCTGTGCAGCTGCGATTCCGTTTTGTGCAGCTGCGTCTGAGCTGCGATTTCCAAAATTTACCAGCAGCTGCATATAAAAAAGAAGAGAAGAAGCGAACTTCTTCTCTCTTTCTTTTACTTTAGTAAGCGCAACGCGCTTACAGCTTGATGTAACCGCGCTGAGTGCCCTTACCGGGGATCTTCACTTCAGTCTTACCAACGATGCCAGCCTCGACGAGCGGGTGCATCAGGGAAGGAACGGAAGCGGGCTTCACGCTCTCGGCCAGGCCAGCGTCCTCAATCAGCATGGACGCAGTCTTCGGGGTCTCGGCATCACCCATGACCTCAAGCAGAGCATCACGGATAGGAGCCTTGGCGGCCTGCTTCTCAGCAGCCTTCTCAGCCTGCTTGGCACGCCGGGCCTCGCCCTGAGCGTCCATCTTAGAGATGGCGGCCTCGAATTCGGCAGCCAGATCAACAGCTTCATCGGAGCCATCGGCAGTCAGAAACTTAATGGTAGCGGTGTACAGTTCACGAGTAGTCATATTTTTCTCCTTTTCTCGCTATTAGGTTGCGACCCGTTAAATTAATTTATTTTTTGGTGGAGAGAGTTTATTTTTTCTTTCTCTCTCACTTTCTATATATATTATACACTAGATTTTAGGTTTTTTCAAATTTTAAGTGACTAGGAATTTTTAAATTTTTAGGAATTCGCAGGGGCGGGAGTTGCCTTAGCTTTGGCAGCCTTTTCGGCAGCCTTGGCCTTGCGCTCGGCTGCGGCGTCCAACTTAATCTTGTACTCACGAGCCAGGCTGTAGCCGTCAGTACCTTCCTCTTCCGAGGCTTCCTTGGGGATGATGATGCTGAACTTGACCCAGCGATCGTCGCCGGCGTCATCGACCGCAGGAATCATAAGGGTGCCGGCCGCGGTCTGGCAGACATCCACGTCATACTTGGCTGCGAGGAACTCAGCGAGGTCGCTGGTAAACCGGGAGCGAAGCTGGTCAGTGATGTTTTTCTGAGTCATTTTAATTTCTCCTTTTCTTTATTTTCTATATATATTATAACATAAATTTTTAATTTTGTCAAGAGTTTTTACGTATGGCAAAATACCAAAATTTTTGGAGCTGAAACACGGATTTTTTGTGCAATTTGACGAATGTTTGAGATGAAAATTCTGAAATTTTTTCCGAATTTTCCCGAATTTTTGCAAAATTTTTCCGAATTTTTTGAAAATTTCTCGAATTTTCTGCAAAATTTGACAGCGCGCGGCCCAAATTTTTGGAAATTTTTCCGAAAATTCCCCTTATATATACGTATATACGTATACGTAGGACGTGTACGTCCGAAAATTGTAGAAAATTTGACAGAAGTGGCGGTTTGTGGCCAGAGATCATCATGATACTATACCAAAACCCCAAAAAATACATCCCCATGGCGGGACCATGGTCGGGACAAAACCTTTCCCCCTATATTCTACGTATATACGTATACGTATATACGTATACGTTCAACGTAGCGGTGCTCGCTACACTTGCGCTCTCGCGCAAGGTGCTCGCGCTCGCGGTACTTCGCGTTGCGAAGTTCTCGCTCGCATTGGCAACGGATGACAGCTGCGAAGCTGCGCCAGCGGTTGAGCGACGTTGTGCGCGCGCCCACAACGCGGGACCGCATCGAAAAAACCGCAACGGAACCACAAGACGAAGTCTTGGGTGCGGTTTTGGAGAGGTCAACCGCATAAGCCTATATTAAATTTAAAATGTAATTTCCCTTATCTTTTGTTTTTATGTAGACTTTTCGTACACGTAATTCTAATCTTTTGACGAATTTTCAGATTGGAATTTTTGAAAAAGTTGAAGGCGGCCGAGTCATAGGTTATGACTCAGTCGCCCTCGTTCCTACAATTATATAAGTGGTGCCATTGCCATCAATCTCTTTGCGCACGCATGTCACAGCTGTCTGGAGGTATACATCATTGCCGAGTTCTTGCTCGACGTAGACTTGCGCGCGGTCATCATCCTAGAAAATGTTGATAGCGTCTTTAAAAGATTTAAAATTCATGCCAGCTCCATTAAAACACGCTGTGCCTCTTCATGGGCCGCGCTCGCATCAAGCACATAGTCTCTCGTCTGCACTATCTTTTTATCTAACGCAAGCGATTCATCAATCGTTTCCCGATACTTATTCAGCGCCCGAGTCAACCGCTTATAAGAAATCTTTTCGTTGCATCGAGCGGCCGCGAGCTTCTTACCAAACTCAACATCAAACTCATCATTCGGATGGCACTTCGCGACACCCTTCACAGTGCGGCCAGCGTAAGTGGAAATAGCAATAATCTTCTTGCCAGGGATAACAACATACTTGTAGTTATAGTTCTTCATTTTTACTCCTTTGTATTTTCTTCAAATTCTTCTTTTGTACAATAGTCCCAGCCACAATAGCTGAGAGCATCTTCATAATATTCCTGGCGGTCGTCCTTAGTTTCAAAGTCCTCATGCCAGCCAGTCACAACATATTCATACTCCTCGGCATTTTCATAACCGAGCTCAGTTGCATAAGTTTCAATTTCGCTTTCAGGCACATCATCACCAAAGCTTTCGTAATATTCATAATCACAACCGCAATAGCCGTTGCCGCCATAGAATCGAACATATTTCATATCATTATTTTCCTTTTCATCAGCATCCATAGACTACTGTTTATTTTGGCAGGGGCGCTGAGACTCGAACTCAGACCTACGGTTTTAGAGACCGTAGTGCTTACCTTTACACAACACCCCGATATTTTACTTTTTATTAAAGTCTTTACTTAAATCTTTCCAATCACAATACTCAATAATGGCGTCATCATCTTCATAATTATATGTACGAGCCATACTTAATACAAACTCTACAGAAAAATATGCGCCATCTGCAACGTCAACAATATGTTCTTGAAAAGCTATCCCATAACTATAGGAATTAATGTCTGGCCGCCAATATCGTACCTAAAAAGGTACTTCATAAAATAGATTCATCTTCATTCTCCACTATTAAAGTATTATAATCTTGTATTAACTACGCTTTGTTACTATACCACTTACGAATACTGCGCCAAGCCCATCCGCATTTACACGAAGGTCTATAACCTTCATCTTCACCATTCTCAAAACTCACACGTGTAATAAAAAGAACAGTATCATTACAGAATGGGCATGGCTTCAGTTTTGGTTCTTTTATTGTCTACTCTATATACATCTTAACTCCTATACCCACTAATATCGAACATAACAGGACGGCCGTCCATATCCAACCCATAGTTAGCAGTATGCATATCGGTCAGAACATCTGGCTCATTAATAGTGGCCCACTGAATGAACTCATTCCAAAACTCTTCTCCATAGAAGTCAATCGCCAGAGCAATCCACTCCTTAACAAAAGACAAAGAATAGCTCTTCGCCTTTGTCAAAGACTCGCGCGAAGGTTTCATAGTAGAACGCACTTCATACAGCGGCCGTACCTTCATCTGGATATAGGCGGAGTAGCCATCTACATCACATAGATATTCCATATCGGGTACAAACATACCATACCCGCCGTCTTTGAGGCTTTCAGTCTTTTCCAGCTCATACTCACAGTAGTCATCAGGCCGATACTCACTCGCTCCAGTAAATTCATAGAAGGCGGGCGAGCCGTCTTCATCTTCGTAATCAAAGTCCCAATAACCATTGAAAGGAATCTTAATGACGAAAGGAAGAGAATCAACCACAATGACAGCCTTGGAAACACCACTAGCAACGAAGTAATCTTCGTCTACTACATCCTCAAGCTGCCGCTCAAGATCATAGGTAGTGTTGTCGTCCTCACCAAACTGCTCGGGCAGAGTCAAAGTAGACACAATCCGCCGCGCCCGCTCAATATCTTCAAGCCGAAACATTTTATTACTTCCTTTCTCATTTTCTATATATATTATATCATATTTTTTTAGAAAAGTCAAATTTAAAGGAGAAGAAGTAATTACTTCTTCTCCTATTATTACCAAGCATTTTCGTTAATAATATCATCAACTGCTTCACTAGGCACGAAGATAACTCCATCTTCACATTCCATCAAATACTTCATGTCTACTGAATTAATATCCTCAAAACAATCATTCACCTTAAGCATCGCTTCATTCCACCCATCCGCGCACACAAGCATATGAGAAACTCTATCCTCTTCGCGAGAGCGGTCATACCAATTTACTTTTGCATAATACATTAGTCCTCTTCCTCCTCTTTAGAATGGCGTTCCCAAATTTCATCAATCATGCGCGTGGGACTTTCATCTCCAAGCGGCAGATGCCAAGGATTTGCGATACCTTCAACATAAAGCTCAATAGAACGGGAGCCCTTAGAGCTGACAGTAGCCATAATTTTATCAGCGCGCACTCGAAGTTTTGCATCACCAGGCAGCTTAAAAGATTTGTAGTTAATCATTAGTCCCACTCCTTTCCTTCATCAACAAGCTTATTCTCACAGCAGGGGCAATACAAGCGAAGTCGCCCACGATAAATGCGGCCCATCGCAAAATCCGAATCAGTCCAGTCACACTTATAAATAGGTTCGTCGCATTCGGGGCAGATAAAGAATTCTTCCTCGCGGTCAACATAACCACCATACACGAGTTCTACTTCATTAGCAAGACGATTCCAATTCATTTTAAAACCCCTTTCTCATTTTCTATATATATTATAGCATAAAATTAGAGTTTTATCAAATTTTTATTACTTATATATTGGTAAATTAAGAAAAAGAGGTGAATAAAAAATGCCAACGATACAAGGAAATAACGGATTATCTAATAAACAAAAAACCAGGGTTGACGCTTTAATGGATTATATTGCAACCACTCCACAAAATATTAATTATAATATTGTAAGAGAAATCAGTAAAGCAATAATCTTAGATGAGGACCACCCATATTTTGAGTATTATAATAAGAAAATAGACGAGCATCCAGGGGCATCGAGAGACTAACGAATTCTGGTAGCAATACAAATAAAAAATAACCCTCGAAAACTCGAGGGTTATTTTTTATCTCTTTTACTTAATGACTTCGTACCGCTTATCATTAAGCTTATCCATCATGAGGTCAAATGCGGTCTTCCCCTTCATAATCTGTTCAAACAGCACGGGGCTGAAACCAGATACGAAAGAAATCCCATCCTTTACAGTCATAGGAATATTATCCTGGCGCGCCTGCACGTTCCAGAATACCAGATTAGGCATCTGGTATCCAGCCTGCTGCCACTTGCGCTCGATACTCTCCATGAGAGTCCCATAACTACTACCACCATCAAACTGACGTCCGTATGAGTAGCCGTAGTGACCACGCGCAGTATCAAACTCCATATCAGAAATCACCACAATGCTCTTAGGCAGATCGCTCTGCTTGCACCGATTCTGAACAGCAGTTCTCAGAATCATATCGAAAGTAGCTTCGATATTGGTATTTTCACACAGGTTCGTCTGATAGATGCGCCGCACCTTATCGACGAAGTCAACACCCGCAGTCTCAATAAGCTGAGGACGAGAGCTGAAGCTCACGTAGTGCCCAGCGAAAGGACCGCGCGCACGCTCTGCCGCATACAGACCCAGAGAAATGGCCACATTAATAGGCGCGCTCGCTTCGGAACCAGTCATGGAGCCACTAGTATCTACCACGCACAGGGCATCCAGAGAACAACCATTGAAGTAATCCTCCAGATTATCCCAATACTTATCAATGGCCAGACGTTCCACGTCGTTAAGGTCACACACAGGCTCTTCATAACGACGAGTTCTCCAGTTGTAGTTACGAGCCAGATGCTCACGGCTGTAATTATACGCCTTTGCGACAACCTCATACGGATACAACGCCTTAGCGTTAACCTTAGTGGTATCGTCCTTCATGAAGTCCTCATAAGTCTGAACCTGCTTCTCGGACTTCATACGCTCAATGTCATGCCGCGCGAAAGCATTCCGATAAATAAGACCAGCCTTGGAAGGAATCTTATCAAACTCGATCTCGTCCCACTTACCAGCACTCATCAGACGCTCCACTACATTAATCTTGGCCCGCAGGTACGAGAGCATCTTGCGGTACTGCCGATGGTTCAGCTGGAAAGCCGCACGAGTCTTATTAGCCAGCGCACGAGACTCCGCGCTAGACGTGTTCTCGCTCTTCAGCCACTTCGCCAACAGAGAAGGAGTCTTGCACTGGAGGTCAAGCGCGGCCTGCTCATGCATCAGATTAAAAGCTTCATGCTCCAGCTTGGTGCCGACAAACACGTACAGATCGTCCCACCGACCAAACTCCGGCACATACTTAATATTGCGCCGCATAGATTCAGTATGAGTAGCCGCCAGCCACTTGCATACTACACGGAAGAAACGCCGCTCACCCTGGCCACCACGCACATCGCGCAGATAGAACAGGCACTTCAGCGCATAGGTGGGATCCTCTTCATACGCCCTCTTAAAGAGGAAAATACAGTCTTCATCACTACGAGCGCGATAAGCCGCACCCATAGCAAACAGGTCAAGCAGACCAGACATGGTAGACTTAAGCGTCAGCGCGCCGTTCTCGGTATAGGTGTAGTTAGAGGCGTTCTTCATTCCATTAAGCATCTTATTCATTTTCCTTTTATCTCCTTTATATCTTGGCCTTTTACAAGGCTGTAGTTTACTCCTAAAATGTCCTAATAAACTTCTACTCTCCAAGCTCCGGTTGCCCTACTTGAACCGCTCAAAATGTAACTGTAATTTGAGACGCCCTCCAGTATTAAGTACCTTTTCACCCTCGAAGTTTATCAGTAAGATTGATATAGTATTCATCTATTCCCCAGCGCTAGTTCTGCTGTTGATCGCACCCCTATCACAATCATCTGGGCGGAACAATCACCTTTTGTATTAGCTCTTTTTCTCTATTTTCCCCAATACGCTATATAACAATAAATATGCCCTCATTAAAGTATCCTAGCATTCCCTTAATGATTCGGTAGGTTTTGTGGCTTTGTCCTACATAATCGAGAGAAGCTTTATCTCCCGACGATGGCAGCCCTGGCTGGGCTCGAACCAACAACGACGGAGTCAAAGTCCGGCGTGTTACCATTACACTACAGGGCTATATCTAGACACATAAATCATTCTTTCGATCTACCTATTGATCAATACGCGAAATGCCGCATAATTGGACTTGAACCAATAACATAAAGATTGTATCTTTGATTTGCTGTATGTGTCTATGGTGGGGATGGCGGGATTCGAACCCACGTCCTCCACATCCCAAATGTGGCCGTCTATGCCGCTGGCTTACATCCCCATTTTATTTATATATATTTCCACTTATAACCATAAGCTGTTTTTCTCTTATTATTACAAACGGAAGCTATATGACCAGAATGCTATTTACCTAAAAAATTATATGCTTCTTTTAGTGAAGAAAATATATTTAAGATTTCATTCGTATCTTTATCTATTTGCGCTACTGAATGTTGTATTGCTTCTCGGCCCCTTGTTAATCGTTCTTCCTGAGATACGCCATGAAATTCAACACCCTTTGATACTGTTTCAGTATCGTAATGTGTTAACTCAGCAATTTTTTTAATCGTATACCCTTCTTGATATAAATTAAAAATTAAATCATAATCGGCATAATGTTTCCCATCTCCACCCAAAGTTGCATTATATCCATATTTAAAAGAACCTAACTTTTCAATCCAATATATTTCTTTGTCATTTAATTCATCAATAGAGCACTCTTCAAGTTCCTCTATTTTAAAATTCTCTTTTCCATATTTATTAAAAGCTTTATATAATGGACGATTAGATATATCCAAACGAGTAGAGTCTTCCCAATGGGTTCTCCATCTTTTTTCAATTGTAGTTGTTGTTTTTCCTACATAAATTTTCTAATTAATTAAATTAGTAATTTTATAAATGTATGGCATAATTAAATACCTCCTATTTATATCGAGACGCGTATATACCATAATAGCAAGTATGTTTTAAATTGCTGTTTGCGTCTCTCTCATTTTCTATATATATTATAACATGAATTTCTTAAAAAATCAAAATTTAATGAGGGCAATCTTCATTTGGACAATACCAACAAATACTATCATTATAAGCACTTGAGCTAACCGTTTTAGCTAATTTTGTATTACAGTAAGGACAAATTCCTGGTTCAGAATATACTCCAGAGTCTAAATTTGTTTCATCATTAATAACAAAAACAAGAAAAACAAGAAAAATAATTACTAATAATGCTATTATATAATACCTTTTTGTTTCCATTTTAGTTCTCCTTTTTCACTACAGTACATAAACTATTATGCTCATCTGGAATTGCAATAAACTGAATATTTGTTTCTAAAGTATTATTCCTTATGAAAGAATAAAGTTTATTACCGCGGCCGCCCACTGCATAGACTTCATCCGAATTCACTTCAAAATCTGCTGTTTGCGGTAAGACCTTCTGCGTAATTAAATATCCATTTCTTTTAATTGAAAGAAAAATTGGTGTTCTATTATCAAAGTCAATCATTGACAAATCAAGATATAACGTCCCGCAATAAGGACATTTATACTCATTCAATTCAAACGGGGCGCCACAGTTAGGACAATTTTTCATAATTATCTACTCCTTTTGGAGCAAGAGACGAGGCTTGAACTCGCAACCTTCTGCATGGCAAGCAGATGCTCTACCAATTGAGCCACTCCTGCATACGAGGTACATCACTGTACCTCTTTTTAATTAGTGAGTAAGGAACATTAGTATAAAAAGTACACTAATGACCCAAGTACCTACATTAATTTCTTTTACTTTTCCAGTAAAGAGCTTAATAAGAACATAGCAAATAATACCAGCAGCGATACCATAACTAATACTATAAGCTAAAATCATCACGAGAATTGTAACAAATGCGGGCAAGGCAATCTCAATATCCTTCCAATCCACATTTACCACACCACGCATCATTAAAATACCAACATACGCAAGGGCTGCGGCAGTTGCACATCCAGGTACCAGTGCGGCCAGTGGTGTAAATACCAATACAACCACAAATAACAGACCAGTCACTAAACTAGAAAGTCCAGTCTTGGCGCCGGCAGCAATACCACTTGTACTCTCAACGAAACTAGTTACAGTGCTAGTACCAAATAAGGCACCCACACAAGTACCGATAGCATCACTTAA